GGTTCAGAAGATGACGAATACGACTCATTATTTAAAAATCTATAATCATGGAAGAGACAAATATAGAAATTGAAAAAACAGATCATGCTGCTCAGACTGAGCAGCATGATCCAAATAACATATTATTTGGAATAATCGGTTACAAAGATGATGCTGCTTATGAAAAATTCATTCATAACCTTACTCCAGACCAAGCCGTATATGTTTTAGTAGCTTCTGCTAATTTTGCACAAAAGAGAGGATCATATGGTCTACTTGAAGCAGAGACATTAGCTGCTGCAATTAGAACCTTACGTAAAAGTTCGTCAGACCAAGAGAAAAAATCAGAAGACTAAGATGAATCTAATAATAGACGGTAATGCATTTATTAATGTTGCAATAAGTGTGACTAAATCAGTCACACTAAGAGACAAGTTAATAAGCGAAGTTTATTATGTCGAGGACTTATTAGAAGACGGATTTAAGTTAAAAGATAAAGTAAGAATTTCATTTAGAAACTTCTGTTTCACCTATCTTAATTCTTTAATATCAGCTACTTCTACTCCTCCAGATGAAGTACACATAGTTTTTGATTCTAAAAGTTGGAGAAAAGAATACACTGATAATTTCTTTAAGAGTTCTGATTTTAAAACTACATCAGCTCCCCAAGAGTTTAAATACAAAGGTACTCGAAAATACGATGAATTTCAATACCTATTCTTTGATTATTTTCAACAGGTTATAATGCAACATCTCGTTGATCATTGTGGAATTAATCAATATAGATTTAAAGGAACTGAGGGAGATGATATAATTGCATACCTCTGTGAAGTAACAAATAAAGATGTACTGATTTATTCAGTAGATCAAGACCTAAAACAGTTGACTGGCATACCTCATAAAAACGTTCTTTTAATTGTTCCTAAACAAATGGCAAAACACAAGAGGCTCTTTATCCCAGCACAGCTAGTTCCACAGTCTGCTGAAACAGAGGAAGATAACTTCTTTTCTTTAAGCATGGACAATATCAGTGGATCGAGTATAGAAAAAGTAATAGCTAACCTTAAAAACAAGGATTATGTTGAGCATAAAGTAGACCTAATTGACGAGGTCTTAACTAAAGTTTTTTTAGGTGACAAGTCAGATAATATCCCAAGAATAACTAATCTTACTCCATCTAGGTCTCAAAAAATTATTTTAAACCTATCAGAGAAGTTTGGAGACTCTATTATGTCTAGTTTAGATTCACTTAATACTGAGTTTATTAATGAAACTACAAATCAAATTCAATTAATAACCAAAGCAACAGACATAAATAAATTAGATGAAATCAGGGAACACTTAATTTTCAATATTAGACTAACTCGTCTTTCTACTAAAGTATTCCCAGATGAAATCAGGAACTCACTAGAAGAGTTCTTTGCTTCATACTCAACTACTACTTTTAATTATAAAGAATTTACAAATTTAAAAAATAAATTATCAACCATATGAAACCTCTATACGAAAGAATTTTAATAAAACCTAGAGATAAAGAGACATCTACAACTCACGGAATCCTACTTCCTGAAAAAGCAGTTAAGAAGCCAAATGTTGGAACTATCGTTGCTTGTGGAGATGGCTCAGCAAATAACCCTATGTTAGTTAAATCAGGTGATCTAGTTCTATTCAACAGATATGCCGGTATGGAACTTTACTATAAAGGTGAAAAACACTATATGATTATGGCAAATGAGCTTATTTGTATTCTAGATAGCCCTGATGATATCTCTCTTGAAGAGTTTGAATAAAAAATAAAATAAATGTCTGATAAAACCACTATGTCTTCAGGATTCACCGATACTTTTTTAGCTAAACTTAAAGAACAATCTTTTGTAATTATTCTTATGTTAGGTGTTATTTACTATCAACATCGTATGATGGAAGAGCGTGTTAGTTTTTGGCAAAAACAATGCGAAGAACAAGACGCTTATATGAAACAGACAAGCAAAGAAGATAAAGATATACTATTACAAAGAATACAGTATCTACAAGATCAGAATGATAAATTTTTAGAGACTACACTAATAGAAGAAAAATAAGTTATCTTAAATAACTATAATATTCTTTAAAGTGAGAGATTCTATCTGCTAATCCAAGAGTTCCACCGTTTACTCTTTTAGTTACTGCTGTAACTGTTGCATCATCAGAGCCTTTATCGCAAATTGACCATAGTTTATTTGAATCAAAAAAGAATGCAGCTGAAGCTAACGGATACTTATTAGCAACTAGATCAGGATTACCTACAGTATCTTCTCCAATAAACTTGCTAAAATTTGTATAGTTTGATTTACCAGTTAATTGAATATAACCTCGTCCTCTAAATTTATAACCTTCCTTAGTTGACTCTGCTCCATTTCCCATTCTTCCACCATATACTTTAGATGCAATCATCTCAGGCTTTCTTTCATATTGAGAAGCAGTAGTTGAATTAAAATACTTAGGGAATGTACCAAGCAAACCTTTTGCGCTATAGTTTAGGTTCTCAGAAACTGCTTTAAATCCACCAGATTCATGTCCGCATTGAGCTAAGAAATGAGCTAGTCTTAAGTTTGTGTTACAGTTAAACTTCTTAACTATCTCAGGTATTTGAGTTAGCACTGCGTCAGGAATATGTCCCTTAAGTTTATCTAGGTTGAGTGAACCGCTAGTTACTGGTGTTACTAATACAGTTGCTTCACCAAACATTTTTTTCCAAGTAGCATCTCCTACTAGACCATCGACAGTCAGTCCATTGGCTTTTTGCCAATCTTTAACAGCAGCTTCAGTTTTTGGACCAAATGTACCGACTGGATCAACTCCTAGCTTTTTCTGTAATTTTACGACATCGTCGCCTGTACTTCCTACTTTTAATAGCATTCTCTCTTAAATAATTTTTAGAAGCTTGGGATAAATCCAGTTGCGTCTGAGCTCAACGTTCCTCCTACTCTAGTTATAGTAATACGGTTAATGAACTTTTGAATTCCTCTAGGGAAGTCTACTCTTATGTCTAGTACTGCTGAATTTGCTGAAATAACTTCATTTGTATTGTTTGAGTTATCAAATATTACTTCATATGTACTAATACCTCTAGCGTTTATCACAGAGTCAAGGTAGTTTTCAACAATTGTTCTAACTCTTAATCGTGTAATCTCATCGTTAAAGTCGAATAAGAAATTAAACAAAATTCGCTCAATATCTCTTTCAATAGTCGACAAGTTGTCTCTAACGTGAGCATTATTAAGTGCAGAGTTGATTCTTTGATAAGCAGTATTGTTTGAAAATAAAATAGTTCCAAATCCTCTTCTCTTTACAATTAAATTAAAACCGGCAGGCTCTAAATAATCTCGGTCAGAATCAGTTAAGTCATATTCAATTCCAACTAATTCAGGATCGTTAATAGCTCCACGCTTTCCTCCAGCTACAATTAAAAACGGAGTTCCATTCTTGAATTTTTTTACGTACAAGTTAGAAATATAAGCAGCCGGTGGAACAGATATGTTTCGTGAACCGCTTCTAACAATCAAGTTAGGAAATGTATAATTTGCATAAGACGAAAGTGGAATTCCATTAATGTCTTCTTCTGCAAACTTAAATGTAAATTCTGGATTTAAAGATAAGTTACCACCTGTTGAGATGTACTCTGAAGAAACTAATTTATTCGTAGGATTGATAAAACTAGGAACAACTGATTTTTCAAACTGTCTAATAGACGGTGCATTTAACAATGCCATTGCTTGTCCATGCATAGCAGATAACTTAGCTAAATAATATTTAGAGTTACTTGATATCTCACCTTCGTATGAGTCAACTACATATCTAAAGTCAATTAGTTCACCATTTGCAAGTGCTTCTGGAATAGATGTGTAGTCAAACAAATAGCTCAATATACTTGCTTGTCTATCTGATGTACCGTTAGGTAAGCTAGCATCTCTTATTTTAAAAGAACCTAAGTTTTGACCCTTTAATTCAGTTACAAAATTATAGATGCCTTTATAAACTTTTAATTCAAGATTATCTATGTCAAGACCAATAATATCATCTACTGTAGGTGCCATTGTTGTAACTGTGTAAGTTAAAGTATATGGGCTTAATTCTTCAGCCGAAGACACTGATATTATTTTTAATAAGCGAGGTCTTACTGATCCAACTACTTTAGCTTTAATAAAATTGTTTACCTTGATAAATTCATTTATTTTAGCTTTATTAACAGTATTTAAAGTATTAATACCTAAAACTATCTTGTTAGGCTGTTGTGAATCATAGCTAGTAAAGAAGCTAGTGTCAGTTAAGTCAAATGTATTCTTGAAGTCTTCTCCGTCATCTAGTATTATCTTAACATAATCTTCTGAATTTGGACCAGTGTAATAGTTAGTATTAACTTGATTCAATAATGTATTGTCCTGATACGTTGCTATCTTTACATAATTAAATCCTCCACTAATTAAATTATCAGTTGTTTTTATGTAATACGTATTAGTTCCATCCACCATCTCATCTCCCTTTCTTAGGAATCCTTTAGTGTATGCTTGGTATAATTTACTACCCTCAATAGCTGCAAGATAGTCGTCTCCGCTTGCAGGACTAACTAAATAAACGTCGCCTAGCGCAACTGGTGTTGCTGCTGGTGAATCACTATATCCAGCTAAGAAGTCAACTTCGTTCAAAGTATTTACACTTGGATTATTGTTTATAGTAAATATTAAATTATAGTCAGCTGGTCTAGTGTAACTTAATACATCAAGTAAAGGTGTAGCATCCGCTAAAATTAACGGTGAACCTGTTACATCATATCCACCATCATCTGCAGTATGAGTATTTTGTGAATCTAGTTCATCAAAACCATGACCAATTAAGTCTATTCTGTGTGTTTCCACGTCAGAATCAACAAACACATTAGACTCTAAGTTAATCAACTCTAGTTTTTCTGCATCGAGTGCACAAAGTATACCTGTGCTAGCAAAAACTCTATTCATTAACGCGTCTATAGAGACTGTGTTTCCAGACTGATCTCTAAATCCTGGGATCAAAGAACCAATTGTTCTGCTAATTACTTTTATTTCTCTTAATGCAAAGAAGTCAGCTGATTTGTCTGATCTAAGACCAGCTTCAGTAAAGAACTGACTGTATGTTGGATCTTTAGATAATCTTAAGTAGTTTGACCAATCTCCATTAATAACAATCACCTCAACAAAATAGTCTGAAATAAAATCATCAGGGTGAACGAAATTAGGAAACTCAATAGAATTTCCTCCGCCTATTGTTGAATACCACTCTTTTGCAGTAATATCATAACCTGTTATGTTTGCTCTTCTAGTCCATAAAGTAGAGTTAGAGTTTCCTAAATTAACAAAAGATAATACTTTGTTTGAAGTAGCAGTAGTATTACCGAATCCTCCAGGATTGTTAATATAATCATCTCCTAGGGAAAGGTTTTTAACTTTGTTTAATTCGTCAGGGCTAGCAAACCATAATCTTCGTCTATTAAAGAAATCAACAGCTGGCCATTGATCAGGTAAAGAATTATTGTTATTAGTCGTTGATTCAGTATTAAAAGTAGTATAATAAGACTGGTCAGAGTTAAGTAATGGATCTGGCTCAGCGTCTAAAGGTATTACATTCAATGCAAAAACAGGTCCTTCTCTAAGAGCAACCTCAATTGTTCTATGGAAGAAGCTTCCTGCTTTTTCTAATTTAGGGTCAATATCTCCAAATACTGCTCTTAGTGTTCGAATATCATTAATTAACACAACTGTGTTGAAAGGCCCTACTTTACTAGATCCAACCACTAATCTACCAGTAGTAAGAGGCAATACTACGTTCTCACTAGCGTCTATCTCAATGGTATAGACACCACTAGACTTATAATTGTTTAAGTTTACTCTTGGTTCTGCCATTTCTTTTAAAATATTTTTAATTATTTATCTATCTAGGCATAGCTAAATTCTAAAAAGCGATAAATTTACTAGATCCTTAATCTATTTAGCAGTATAATATATCAAATATTATAAAATGGCAAATACTGATAATCAATGTGCTAGTCTTGAGATCATCGATCTTTACACTAAAAGTAGTGATACCTTAGGTGATATCTTAAATCTTCAAAGGGACACTCAAACCAATGTTTACGGTCACGATTTTTCTAAAATGTCACTTAGGGAAGTTATGCATTTTTGGCACTCAAACACTCATGCATTATTGGATGAGATTCATGAAGCAACTGATGCACTCGGCGGAATAGAAGACGGCGGAGGAAATGCAGTTTGGAAGTATTGGAAAAAAGACTATAATAAGTATGATAACTTAAAATTTTCTGATCTAACTGAACGTGATCAACTTGAGTGTAAATTTGAAATAATAGACATTCTACACTTTTTCATGAATATGGCTATCTCAATTGGGATGACGCCGCAAGAAATGTACAACATGTACATGGCAAAAAATAAAGAAAACATAGATCGTCAAGCTCGAGGCTATTAAAAAATTAAAAAAATGGAAAACGAAAAACAAAAATTAAACGTAAACCTTGCTGAGGTCCCTTATCTAGAATGTGATGAGTGTAAATGTACTACGTTTGAAGAAAAATTAATGATTAAAAAAGTTTCTAGATTTATGACTGGCTCTGATCAAGACTCGATAGTTCCTATACCAGTAATTGTTTGCTCTAGTTGTGGACACGTTAATGAAATGTTTAAACCAAAAGTATGATAGTAGGTTCTGAAGTAACTCATGACAACCAATTAATGATCTCTTATTATAATGATAAAGGAAAGATTGATTTTATTAAAAAACGGTTAGTTGACCATGAAGTATTTAATTGGGTAGAGTCAACGTCACCAACTACTACTAGAAATTGGAATGGCAAGTACATAAAGAAGAGCTCAACGCAAGGGCAGTGGGTCAATCAATTTAGAATACAGGAGCTAATTAAAGAAAAGTTTACACCTGAAGAAACTGAGCTCATTTATAATTTTGATAACTATCCTAAGAAGACCTATCTTGATATTGAGATCAAGTTGATAGATGACTCCTTTCCAGAACCAGAAAAAGCTAAAATGCCAGTCGGGCTAATATCTTTTTGTAATGAAGACAATGTAACTTATATACTATCTATGTTAACCGCTGAAGATCAACCCGATGGATTAGATCAAAGTCAAATAGATAGAATGGAAAAAGAAGTTAATGAATATTTTAAAAAGACAGTACCTCTTAAACCGGAAGACTCTAGTCTATTTGAACAAGACTTCAAGATTAAGTATAAGTTTTTTACTACTGAAAAAGAGCTAATGGAATTCTTTTTTCACAAAGTCATGCCTCACCTTTCTTTTGTTACAGGCTGGAATGTTACTGAATTTGACTGGAAATACCTAATGAATAGAGCAAAAAATATCAATATTGATCCAGTACAAAACATGCCAACTAAAACTACTTTTTCAAAAGTAAAGGTTCCTACTCACCTAGGTGTTTTAGATTACATGCAAGTCTTTGAAAAACTTAAACCTTACAAAGTAATTGAAAACTATAAACTAGATTATATTTCAGGACTAGTTTTAGGAACTGCTAAACTTAAACATAAGTATGACTCCTTTATAGAATTTCAAAAAGATGTTTATTTGTTTACTATGTACAATGTAATCGACGTTATCTTAGTTAAGTTGATAGAGGACAAGCTCTCTATTTTAGACGTTGCTTTTTCAATGGCAAATGTTGCACAAGTAGAAATCAACAAAGTATTTAGTCCAGTTTACATAGCTGAGGTCCTTATGTGTCGAGAGTTCCTAAACAAGAACTTAAAAATGATGAAGCTTCCTTGGGGAGAAACAAATGACGTTAATGCTACATATGAGGGTGCATACGTAAAAGACCCTGTTCCAGGGTATTATGGTGCAATTGCATGTTACGATTTTTCATCAATGTATCCTAACATACAGATACAGTTTAATATATCTCCAGATACATATATTGGAAAGTTAGACGAAATCAAACTTGATGAAAAAGATATACACACTAAAAATAACACAGCATTCAGCGGAAAAACTGATTCTGTTGCTCGATCTATATTAACTAAGTTGTACAACGAGCGAATAAAAACTCAAAGTGAGATAAAAAACATTAAAAATTTAAAAAAATAAAATATAGTATGAATTCACATGAAAGATTTACAAATTGGTTAGAAGGCCTTCTTGATGCCTGCAAAAACAAACCCTCTGTTCAACACATAAAGGACATTAGAAAGAAGATAGAAGGTTTAAAAAGCGAAGCTAGAGCAGCAGAAGTATTATCAACACCAAGTATCACTCGCCCATTTTCTACATTTGGTTTAACAACAATAACTGATGGAACTCAAGAAAAATTTATTGAAGATGATTTTCAAAAAGCTATTGAAAAGAGTAAAAATGCTTCTACAATGGAAGAATTATTTGAGCAATAAAAAAAATAATAACAATATTATGTTTAACGAAGAAAGACTCATTCAGTTAATGGAGAACTTTGGTGGTCAAAAGTTCCAATGGATAAAAACACCTCGACCTGAACTACTTGGAAAGGTAGTTAACTGTAAAAAAATAGAACCTAAAGGTAATCGTTTTTTTGCTGTCTTTGATGATGGCTCTTCAATAGATACTGAGAACCTAAATTCTTCTCTTTTTATGTTGACTGAAGACATGCAGCCGTTGACTAGAGCTGAAGTAGAATCTATCGCTGGTCCTGCCCGACCAGTAAATAAACCTATAGTTCAACCTACTTCTCCTAATAATACTCAATCGTTTACTCAAAATGGCAATCAGGCTCAACCGAATCAGCAGGTTGCTAGTATGTTTGAAATGTTTGACTCAGAAGACCGTGAAATAAGTTTAGGTGTTAGTGTTAAGCTTCCTGATCAGAATTTTTTAGCTATGCTTTATTCAAATGCTAAAGATAAAAATAAATTTATGGACGAACTCACCGACTATGTTTTTAGAGTGATAAATAAAACAGTAGTCAAAGCATCTATCGCTAAGCTTTTTGAAGAAAAACAAACTAAACCAAGCGGTATAAATTTTACCGAAATTCATGAATAAAGAACACGTAGTAAGAAAAGAAGATTATGTAGACGATAAGTACAAAGTCGTAAGCTTTAAAGGAGAGGCTGGAGATTTTAGAAGAGTCGTTGCTCAAAGTGATTCAATTTGTATAATTCCATTTGATACAAATGAGAGCGGCCAAATTAAAAACATATATCTTCATGGATTTTACGATCATATTTTGGACTCACCAAATAAAAAGTGTATCACTAAAACCCTTGTTCCTGACGAGTTTGATACTTATCATGACTCCCTAATCTCTTGTATGGAAGTTGAATTAGGATTAAAGAAAGTAGAGTCTAACGATATCTATTACATAGGTAAAGTACAACACGGAGCTCCATTTCAAAAGACTTATCATGCCTACGCAGTCAATTTGAACCCATATTCAGAAGACCCTACTGGTTTTACTCTTTCTAATTCTACAAATAAACACTCACTAGACAAGACTAGATTAAGTAGAGTAATGAACGGTGAAATAACTGATTCATTAGTACTTGCCTGCACTCTTTTACTTCTTTCTTATATCTCAGAATAGAACTATTTATAGTTTCTATAGTAAAAGAAAATAAAAACTATGGCAAGTTCAAAAGACGCGATTTCAGCGTTTAACAAATTCAATGACATATTAGAGAAAAAAGTAAAGTCTAAAGTTACCCTAATGGGTTTTTCAGATATCGACGAATATATCCCAACTGGAAACTACTTACTTAATGCTCAACTATCGGGTTCATTATTTGGAGGTTATCCAAACACTAGAAGTATCGGTATTGCTGGAGATTCAGGATCAGGTAAAACTTTTCTATGCTTAAATGCAGTTAGGGAACTACAAAAGAAAGATTACTTTGTCTTTTATATAGATACTGAGGGAGCAATCGATCGCTCTGACTATGAAAAGTTTGGGGTAGATCTTGAAAAATTAAAATATTTACGAATAGGTCTAATTAGTGAAGTTAAGTTCTTTATAAATGACTTTATTGATACTATGAAAGAGACTACTGGTCTGAAAGCAGCGATCGTAGTAGATTCAGTAGGCATGTTAGATACTGATAAGAGTAAGAGAGACATGGATGCAGGTAAGAACGCAGCGGACATGGGACTACGTTCTAAAGAATTAAGAGCAATGTTTAAGTCTTTTACTTTAGATCTTTCTAACCTAAAAGTTCCTTTCATCTTTACCAATCACACATATGCTTCAATGGATCAGTACACACCAAAAGGTATGTCTGGTGGTGGAGGTCCAGAATTCTCTGCATCAATCATTCTTATGTTAAGTAAAGGTACTTTGAGAGACGAAGCCAAGACGACTACTGGTATTATAGTTCGATCTAAAACCAGAAAGAACCGTCTTGCAAAACCTATTGATATAGAGTTCCATATTTCGTTTCACAAAGGAATGAATCAATATGTTGGACTAGAACAGTTTGTAAGTTGGGAAAATTGTGGAGCCGGTAGAGGAAATAAATTAACTGAAAAAGAATATTCAAAACTAAAGGCAGACGAACAGTCTATTTGTTCTGAGTTTGAGGTAGGTGGAGAGAAATTTTATTTTTTACCTAAGAAGTTAGGTAAAAGCTACGTGCTTAAACATAGTGGTGATCTAGTTCTATTAAAGGATTTCTTTACTGGTAAATTATTCACCTCTGATGTTTTAAAAGAACTTGATGCAAAAGTAATCAAACCTACTTTTAAATTCCCAGAAACTCAAGCTGAGATCGATCTTCTAGAGAACGACGAGTTATCAAATCTTACTGATGAAGATGACGACGATGCTGCTTAGAGAAGACCTACCTATAAAATATTATCTTGGTTTACATGGAGAAGATTCTATGAGAGATAAATATTATCCTATATTTGAGATATCTCAGTATTTGATTAGAGTATATGCAACTAAAGCAAAGGAGCTTGACATGGGTTCTTTTAAATTTTCTTCTAAATCACTAAAGTACATATTTGGTGACAGAATTAAAGATGAAACTTTTAAGGAAGAGATAGTTCAATATCTAAAGACTTTATTAAAGGACGAATTATTGATATCAAAAGGGGAGTCTATATTTTTTACAAAAAACGCACTAAAACACTTTTATCAAATAAATGATTGATTTCACTGAAAATATTGACTCGTTAGAGAAAATGGTTTGGAACTTTGTACTTAACACCAGAAATGATGTTAATGATATTAAGCCAAGTAGTCACGACTCGCTAAGAAAAGAAGAACTAATGCCGATGCTTCGGCCTAGTTATTTTAACGATGATATACGTCAAGAATCTTTTAAAGCTGCTCTTAAGTTTTTTAAAGAATATGAAAAGATACCAAATCCAAAAGAATTAAGAACTTACTTAGAATTACTTAACTATTCAGTTTCAGAAGCAGAATTTGAAGAACTATATGCATTTTCATTAAGTGAGTATAATTATGATTATCTCTATAAGTACGTAAGATCCTTTATACTTCTTAGAAACCTTAACTTGACTGTCGCTGATCTTTTCACATATTTAAAGACTACTGCGATTGATCCAGACAATATTGATCAGATTTCACAAAAAGTAAGAAACGATATTAGTAATAAATTAGCAATCAATTTTTCAAGTGGAGACACTGGTCTTAATTTTTTTAATCCTGATTCTCACATTCAAATTTCTAAAAGCGGAAGCCCAACTGGCTTTAGTTTTTTAGATAAAGTCCAAGGAGGCGGCTGGAATTCAAAAGCCTTAGTAGTTTTCCAAGGTCGACCTAAAGTAGGTAAGTCAATGGTTCTAGGTAATATTGCAGCCCGCTCTTTTTTAACTGGTAACGTGACCGGCTTAGTAACAGTTGAACTTGCTGATCGTGCATACATGAAAAGAATAGGTTCAAATATCCTAAATATACCTGGTGAAGACTATGCTAAAATTACAGATGAATCTGCGACTAAACTAATTCAAAATAAAATTCAGACACTTAAGGACAGTGGTAGAACGATAGGTGAATTAATAGTTAAGGAGTTTCCAACTGGCGGAGCTACTGCAATTGACATAGAAAACTATTTCTTACGACTTGAACAGAAGATGAACAAGAAGTTTAAAGTAATAGTAGTTGATTACCTAAACCTGCTTAGACCAATCAAGGATCAAAATGGACTTTATGAAAAAATAAAGGCTATTTCTGAAGAGCTTAGAGGTGTAGCAATGAGAAATGAATGGTGTATTATTAGCGCAACTCAAATACGAAGAGAGGACGTAGATAACTTTGATTTAGGTATGGAGTCAGTTGCTGAATCATTTGGTCTAATACACACAGTAGATTCTCTTTTTGGACTAATGAGAAGTCCATTAGAAAGCAGAATGAAGATAAAAGTGATAGCTAATCGAGATAATGGGTATGAAGAAAGCTATAAGTTTTTTACTATGCAAAAGGACTTTTTTAGACTCACTGAAGAATCTGGAATAAACAGCGAGTTCTATAGCGACGATGAAGAAGTAACTAGAATGGCAGATGAACTTCGCACCGAATATCAAGAAATAGATAAAAAAATAGAAGAGCAAAATAACACAGTTGTTAACTTAGAAGAAGATTATGACTCTCTTTTTGCATCAATATAAAAATAATTAATTTTAATGTCAAATGATGAAGAAACAAACGAAAACGTAAACGACTCAGAAGAGTTAGTACACAAAGAAGATAAAATATTTAACAATCGGTATAATACCGGTGAAGGTCTAAAGGACACCGAAGAATATGAGTTTTCTAAAAAAATATCAGTAGTAGCCGACTATTCTGACTCTTACTTAAAGGACGTCTATGAATATGAAGAAAATTTAGAAGCTAAGTTTATTTTAGATGGAATATTTGATTTTATAAAAAGTGACGATTTTTTGAATAACAAAGTTTTTTATAAAATGGATGAATCGCTAACTTTTAAAAATAAGTTTGCTAAGGAAGAAATAAGTGTTATCTTTAATAAGATTCATAATTCTTTAGACAAATCAAAAGGCACAACTAGCTTCTATAGCCCAATTTATGTCTTAGAAGCAATTTCTTCTTTTTCAGGTTTTGATTACAAGAAGATATTTGATTCCCTAGACACTGACGCTCAAGAATTATTGTTAATTGAACTAGATAAAAAATACAATTTCTTAGACGGCAAAATGCAAAAAAAAAAGATACATTAATATGACTTTTATCAAGCTAACTCACTCGACTGGTTCTATATACTTGAACCTAGATAATGTATACAGTATAGAGGAAGCTGGCTCACCAGGTACCGACTTGATAGTAGCATTTGGTACATTTACTCAGACGTATTCATTCGCTACCCCTACTGAATTAGATGAAGCCTTAGCTAAACTTAAAAGCATACTTAGAGTAATAGACTTGGACCAGTTAGCTAATCAACTATGATATTAGAAAAAGTTAGGAAAATATTTGTACTCGGAGATCTACATTTAGGTTTAAGAAACAACTCATTAGAATGGTCAGAAATACAACAAGACTATTTAGTAAACTTTTTCCTTAAACAAGTAGACGAAGAAGGCTTTGATCCAGCAACCGATATCCTAGTTCAAGTTGGAGACTGGAATCACGTAAGAGAATCTACTAATACTCGAATCTATAAGCTTTCCATAAAGATTGCTGAGACCTTTGCTAAAAAGTTTAAGAAAGGAGTTTATGTCATACTTGGAAATCATGATGTATACTACAAAGACAGAACAGATACTCATTCACTAGAGGGATTTGATAGAATTTTTGAAAACTTTCATATATTTGATAAACCTGCTCAATTAAAGATGGGCAATCATAATTTTTTAATGTTGCCTTGGATAGAAAATCTAGATGCTCTAAAAGACGTGATATCTAAGAACTCTTCATCTGACTATGTATTTTGCCATACTGACTTTAAAGGTTTTAGCCTAAATAAAGCAACTAAGCTTGAACATGGACTAGAACAAGAAGATATTAAAGGATTCAAGAGAATCTACTCAGGACACATTCACATACGTCAGGAAAACGGTAATGTTCTTTATGTTGGAACTCCATTTGAAATGGACCGTGGGGATAGGGGCAACGAAAAAGGCTTTTATGTACTAGATCTTTCTAACACAAAAATAAAAGAAAAATTCGTTCCTAATACACTTTCACCAAAACATCTAAAGTTTGATGTGACCGAGCTACTTGACCTAAATTTAACTGAATTAGCTAAGATATTCAATAATAATTTTGTTGACGTCACAATGGAGGCAAGTCTTTCACAAAGATTCTCAATATCTAGGTTTACTGAATTAATAAAGAACCTAGGGCATCGTCGACTAGAGTTTTCATCATATTCATTGGAACAGATAAAATCTAGAAGTCAAGTTGAACTTGATTCTACCTATGAATACAACATTTTTAGTATATTAGAGGAAAGACTAATTGAGATGAACTTCCCAGAATATCAAAATTCACAAATAACCAATAAATTTAAAGAGATATATGATTCTCTTAGAAACACTAAACATTACGACCAATGAAGCTATTAGAGTTTTCTTATAAAAACATACTATCTTATGGAAACAAACTACAGACTTTCAAATTTACTGATGGTCCTAAGTTAATACTGGTTGAGGGCGAAAATGGAGCTGGTAAGTCTTCGATTAAGGAGGCTTTAACTGTTTCCATTTACGGCAGGTCTGCCATTCGTAAGATGAAAGACATACCTAATTGGATAAACAAGAATGCATACACAAACATTAAGTTTGAAACTACTTTAGGCGAGCAAATAGAGCTAGATAGAGGAATAGATCCTAATTTTAGTAACATTAAGATAAATGGTAGCGTTTTCAATCTACCAGATAAAAGAAAAGTTGATGAATTTATTGAGGAAGAACTATCTAAGATTCCATTTAGCGTTTTTTGTAACACAATTAGCCTTTCATTTGATGATTTTAAGTCATTTGTTAACCTAACAAAGGACGATAAGCGTAAGATAGTGGATAGAATATTTGGAATAGATATTCTCTCTGACATGAGAGCCAAAGTTAAAGAATCTTTACGTGAAATTAAAAGTGAATCCGACCTATTAGAACTTGCTATTTCTAGAAACAGGTCTAATTTAGAAACATACATAAATCAGTTAAGTGAGCTAAAAGAAAAACTAACTGTTAAAAAACAAAAGATTGAAGACGACTTAACCTCTAGGATTTTAGAAAAACAGCAAGAAGCAGACGATCACACCATTCTTCTTTCTGAATTTAAAACCAAGACTGATTTAATTAGCCAAAAATCTAGAGTAGCAGATGAGGACGTTAACAAGATAAAAAATGGGATCAGGGATCTTTCATCAAAACTAGATGTCTATTCTAAAAATAGGTGTCCACACTGCCTAAACGACCTACAGTCAGAATCATCACTAGACGTAAAGTCAAAAATCGAAGAAAAGCTAGAAGAACTAAGAGAACAACTTCCTGAAAAACAGAAGAGTGCGTCTGACTTGAACTCACAAGTAACTGATCTTTTATTGGAAAAGGGAGAATTTGATTCCAAAAAGTATTCAATTTTAGCTGACCTCACCTCACTTAAAAAATCACTTGCTGAATCTCAAAAGAAGGACGACTCCGACGATTCTTCAGAATCTATTTCTCAAATTATTGAAAACACCAAGAGACAGATTGAAGAAGATAATACAAATCTTTCCTCTTTTACTGATAAAAAGATACTATATTTAAACTTAGATGACCTTCTTTCTGATTCTGGGATAAAGAAGTCAATGATTGATAAGATTATACCTACTCTTAATGCTAGGATTCATGAAATATCTGAAAAACTTGAATTTAAGTTTTCCTTTGAGTTTGACAACGAATTTGATCCACATATAACTTATTTAGGCTTAGATATCTCACCTGAAAGCCTTTCTAGCGGACAGCGTAAAAAGATGAATTTAATAGTATTATTAGCATTCATTGAGATCATTAAGATGAAACATAGCCAAATGAATGTCATGTTTCTAGATGAAATATTCAGTTCATTAGATAAAAATAATGTGTATAAAGCGATCTCCGTCTTGAAGGAGTATGCTATAAAGTATAATATGACAATCTTTGTCGTTTCGCATGAAGCCTTGCCTGAAGAGTTCTTTGATTATAGAATAATAGTCAATCAAGTAGATCACTTTTCAGACATGGAAATAGTAAAGATCTAATTTTATTTAAAACCTTTTTGCTTTTTCTTAATATAATATACTTATATGTTAACATACAAATCTGAAACATTTGCTGGTGCTTACAAGGAGAGTCTTTCTGATCTACTAATGTGCCCTGAGTATTTTACTCAACCTAGGGACATGAAAATCAAAGAAAATTGTGACGTTGCTCTAGTCATCACCAATCCTCTTTCTTGTCTTTATCAAAATTCAGTTCGTTCTTCTCAATGGAAGTATATTGCAGCTGAACTTCTTTGGTACTTTATGGGAAGAAATGATGTTGAATATATTGCAAAGTTTGCTAAGTTTTGGGAATCCATCCAAAATGAAGACGGAACAGTAAACTCTTCATATGGACACCTGCTTTTTACAAATACTAACGAACATCAGTTTACTCAATATAACTGGGCATTTGAATCCTTAAAAAAGGATAAAGATAGCCGCCAAGCAGTTCTACATTTTAATTTACCTACCCATCAGCGTGAAGGAAACAAGGATTTTGTTTGTACAATGTATGGAATATTTCAAATACGTAACAATAAATTGAATTTTACAGTAAGTATGAGAAGTAATGACGTTATTTTAGGTCTTCCTACAGATATTGCATTCTTTGCTACTCTACAATCTCAAATGCTGTTTCATCTAGTACTACATGGCGGAGAAGATTTTAAGGATTTAGAACTAGGTACCTATACTCACATTGCAAACTCTTTTCACTTATATCAGAGACACTTTGACCTCGTAGAAAGAATGATAAGAGAACCATTTGCTCCATTAAACATTCCTAAAGTAAGAGAAGAATTAATTTCTGTTCAAGGAAAGCCATCTCCCTTATTTAATAGGCTATTCTCTACTCAAAATGATCTTTCTGAAAGAATGGGAGATGAACTAATGAATTGGATAAAAAATAACTTAAACTCATGAGACAATTTATCACAAAAGTTGCTGCTTTCTTTATAACTGCACTACTCTGTACGTATGTATACATTTGGACCGGCTTAAATGCTATATTTAAAGTCGATATAACGTATATACAATGGTTAGCTATTCAATTAATACTTAATTTAATTATAGTTGGGCCTTTACTTAATAAACCATTAAACAAAAAGAATGAATCAAAAGGATCTAAAATATCACTTGACATACCTTGAAATGGCAACTGTGTGGTCTACTCTGTCTTGCTGTAAACGCAAGAAAGTAGGTGCACTTATCGTCAAGGATGGTACTATAATTTCAGATGGCTTTAATGGGACACCTAAAGGCTTTGCAAACGACTGTGAAGACGCTAACGGTAACACTAATTGGTATGTTTTACATGCTGAGGCTAATGCTATGTTAAAGGTAGCAAAATCAACTCAAAATACAGAAGGTTCAACCTTATATGTAACTTATTCTCCATGTAAAGACTGTTCAAAACTGATAATTCAATCAGGAATAAAAAGAGTCATATACAAGGAAGAATACAGAGACATTTCTGGTGTAAAAATATTAAGGGAGGCAAATATTGATGTCATCCACTTGGGAATTTAAAAATGGAAAATAGAAAAATTGATGTTATATTCGTTAGAGAATACAAGAGTTTCATAGGAGCTTTTAACAAAAAAAGTAAGTCTGATTATCTTCTAAATGTCACTAAAATAGTTAGAGACAAATTTAACACTCGGTTTTTAATGCCAAATAAAGTTCAATCTTTTTTGCTAAATTACGAAGTTAAAAAGCTACTAGATAAAGCAATCAAAGTAAAGAACAAGAAGTATACTAGAATAATTTATCTAAACACTAATCTATCGATAAGTACAGTTCTAAATTCAATAGATTTTATTAATGAAGAATATTTTGATTTAGAATTTAGCTATTTCATGATTCCATCAAAAGAAATAGAAGAAGACTTTGAGTTAATTAATAATCCTAAGCTAGAAATATTAGATCCAGCTAAGATGAAAATACTTACAGAAGAGTCGATAGTATAGTTTATTACTACTGTTAATATTAAGAATCTAAGTCAGCAAGGAATTTATCCATCTCCTCTTTACTTAAACCTAATGGATTATCTGGATCATCTGAAAATTCAGGATTTGCTCCAAGCTGTGATTCTGACTCGTCACTGCCACAACTAGAACAACAATTATATTCATCAATAGGTGAATTACAACAACTAGACGTATAACCGTCTGGATTCATTCCGCATTCTTCAGGATTCATTCCATATTGGTCAGGATTCATTCCACAGTGCATTCCGTATTCTCTTGAATCGTCTTTACCGCAGTTAGAACAGTATGCGTCTTCATCAATAGACGAACTACAACAACTAGACTTGTAGTCGTCGGGATTCATTCCATATTCATCTGAACCAATCTTATTTATTTTCATTCCACTTCCATTACATTCTTCACAACCTTTACCTTCACAACTTTTACAATATGGGGACTCAAATCCAAAATCAACAAACTCGTCATCGTCTGAACCACCTTCATAACTTCTAAGATTAGCAGCTACATTTGAAATATCATCATACCCTTCGTTTATAAAAGTATTGAAAGAAAC